ATAAATTTATCCGAGTGCTAGCCTTTACGTGGGTAGCTTTCTATCTCCCTCGGAGTGGGACAACTCCGCGCTGGATCGCGTATGACCGTCCCAACCGTTTTATATTAAGTACAATTAATCATGCCTAGAAATAAGAAGAATAAGAAAGTTAAGCAAAATAAGCCTCAGCCTCGTCGGGTTATTGTAAGACCTACTCGTAAGATAGTAGTGCAACGACAGCCTGTTCCTGCTGAGCCGAAAAGTTCTGGAGGTATCTTTCAGAACATAGGGAGCTCCTTAGGAGGAGCAGCCGGTAAATGGCTTGGATCTCTGTTTGGAATGGGTGCATACCAGCTTCAGAAAAATAGTCTGATGGCTGATCCCGGTCCTGGTCAATTTAGAGCTAGTTCGGATGGCTCTGTTGTGGTGGCTCATCGTGAGTTCCTAACAGATGTGACCGGAAGTACAAACTTTACTTTGAACAGTTACGACCTCAACCCCGGTCTAAGCACATCCTTCCCTTGGCTCGCACAACTTGCTGCCAATTTTGAGCAGTTTGAGTTTCGAGGGCTAGTGTATGAATTTAAAAGCACTAGCGCAGTGAGTGTAGCAAGCACTAATACTGCCTTAGGTACCGTCATAATGGCGACGGAATATGATTCGTTAAAACCGGATTTCACTACAAAACAACAAATGGAAGCTTACCAATTTTGCACATCTGCTAACCCCAGTTGCTCGTTCTACCATCCGGTAGAATGTGCCCCCCGGCAGAATGTTTTGCAGAATTTGTATACTAGAAGCGGGTCTCTGCCGTCTGGAGCAGATGAACGATTCTATGATCTGGGTGTGTTCCAGATCGCCACTGTTGGAATGCAGGCTGCTGCAACTATAGGAGAGTTGTGGGTGAGTTATGAGGTTAAGTTGTTAAAACCTAGACTCCCTACCCCCTTGGGTGCAGAACAACCTGTAGCTTTGTACAGAGGTGACACTGCGACTGGCACGACGTTTGCCAACATGTTGTCACTAGGTGGTTCTATCCCTTTAACGTTTATCACTACTAATAATGTCAGGATTCCGTATCCTGGCACATATTTAGTAACTGTCACTTTAACAGCAACAACGTCTGTGACTATGTCCCCTGCGACAATCACTGCCAACGGAACAGCAGTGGTGTTGACGAACTTCTGGAAATATTCTGGGGGTTTGGCTCAGTCTTCAGCAGCTGGTTCAGGACAGGCTAACTTTACATGTTTATTTGTAATCACTATTAATAATGGTTCGACGGATTCTTTTTCCATTACTGCCCCAAGTGTCGTGGGCACTGGAACTGCTCAATTAACAGTGAGCACATGGAATCCTTTAATTAGGTTAACTTCGGAAACTCCTTCTCATAAGAAGTGGATCGAGGTCGACGTAAAGGAAAGTGATTGCTGAGTGTCGTATCAGCCGAGTGACTGCGTTATAAGTCCGTTGCATTACGTATTAATGCACCCCTGATTTGGGAAATAATCGCCCTCTCGCTGAGTATCTTGGGTAAAGACTCAGTACCATAATCAAATATAATACAACCGAATCATGTCTTACTCTAACGCCTATTTCGCTCTATCTGCTAAAAACCGAACTAAAATTGGAAAATCACCTCTTGTCAAATGGATCCTCGAGAAATGTCCCGAAGATCCTAGACCAGATATTGACCACCTTTACAAGGAAATACAGCATCCAGAGGTTATGAGTGTGCTTATAGAGGATATGGAAATCGGAGGTATTTCACAGGAGGACTTTCTGAGTGCTCTGAATCACGTGTTTGGGAAGAGTAAAAACCAGCCTCAAAAGAAAGGTTTGGTTTATAAATTACCAGCCCAGTACAAACCACCTTCAAAATCGGATATTTCTAAACTGTTTGAAAATTTTTGGGATCCAGTAGAACCTATACAGTTCAATGGCCAGGATGTGAGTAATTCTCTCAACTGGACTCAAGCAACTGTGGGGGGCTTCGAGTGGGCTAATTTAGCCACTCACGGATACCAAGAGATTCAAAAGTACGTGATGAAATATGTGAGGAGTGGAGGGACTGTAGAAGGGTTAGTCAATGTTCAAATGAAAGCTTTGGAGGACACACAGCTGGATGAGGAGACTGACTTTTCGCCGTATTTTGACCGCATCAAGAAGCGACTCCCGGTACGAGAAGTAATTATGGTGAGTGGGGAGGAATGGAGTCTGAAAGATAGCTTTACGACAAATTTTGACAAAGTCAACTTTAATGAGCAAGCTCGGTCGGGATTACCTGAGCCTGTTACACAGTTGATGACCCTAGCTATGCAAACAAAGCATAAGCCGATGGCTGAGACCATCTATCAAGAGTTTCGTAAGAGAGACGTTATGGAATTATTGGATTTTTTGTCTTCTTCTTTGGCTTGGGTGATAGCCACGCGAATGGCGAACAAATTTGCCATATATGAGATAGCAAAATTATACCAAAAAACCAGAATGTACCACGTTTACTCGGCCCCTATTAGAATCCTTGGAATGACTTTTTATCAAAATTTAAAAGATCGCATAGCACCCTGGGATCCTGAAGAAGAAAGTAAGGACTCAGAGAGTATGCTAGGATTCTCTTGGTATCATGGAGGTGCCAAGTGGTTTTATGAATATATAGCCAATAGGGAAGAGGGCAAAATGACAATGTTATACTATTCAGACGACAGTCTAATCTTCATTCGAAAAGGGAACTTGGTTAAAATGTGTTCTCCAGATTTTTCTCACATGGATGGGTCAATGAGATACCCCCATGTTGAATTGAATAAGAGATTCGACCGTATGAGGTGCTACTTACATGGAGGGACGGAACAAGATGCAAAAGTTTATGACTTTTTGAATCAAATTTCCGTATATCATCCGGTAGTAGCGTCAGGGAAAGAAGTGTACCTGAAATCTTACGGCCTCTCGTCTGGTGCTGCTAACACAACCGGTTTTAATCAGACCCAAACAGCCCTCTGTTCCTGTATTGCAGAAGATGTATTTAATGAAGGAGGATACTCCTTCGATACTTTTGAGGAGTTTGTCTTGGATTGGAAAGAAAAAGTGAAAGATCTCGCTGGTTTTATTGTTAAAGAGGGAACCGAAAAAGTAGCTACTTATAGGTTATCTTTAGAACAAGAAGGTGAGGTTCTTCCTATTTCCTTTCTGGGGCAGGACCTGGGAGTCTGCAAGATAAGGGATGGGGATAGCGTCATTGTATCCTTCCCACCTGAGGAGAAACTGTGTTTGTCATATGTCTTTCCCCCCCCC